CAGATACCAAGCAAAAATTATAAATCTTGGAACCATGTATGGTATGGGAGTTGGTAAGTTAGCATCTACTTTAGGAGATATACCTTTTGAAGAAGCCAAAGCAATACGAAATGAATATGATGAAAAGGTTCCTTTTATTCGTGCCCTAGCATCCTCTGTAATGGATGCGGCTTCTAAACGTTGTGAGGTTAGAACTTTGTTAGGACGTAAATGTCGTTTTCCAATGCGTGAACCCAAAGGTTTTTCAATTAAGTCAAAAACATTAATCCATGCAGAAAAGCTAGAGGAGCAATGGAAGGAAATCATAGATACCCCGTTAGAAGAGAGACCAGATGATTGGCACAAAAAAAATCCACAAAACTATCAGGTTGCTTTTGTGTACAAGGCTCTTAACCGATTAATACAAGCATCAGCGGCAGATCAAACTAAAAAAGCTATGCAGAACTGTATTGGCAATGGTCATTGGCCCATGCTTACTGTTCACGATGAACTTTGTTTTTCTATAGAGAGTGATAAACAAGTTGTTGAAATTAAAGATATTATGGAGAACTGCGTACCAAAAATGAAGATACCTTCTAAGATAGATGTAGGACTAGGAGAGAATTGGGGGTTAGCTAAATAGTAGAACCATCATAATCGTCTTGAGCAAAACCTCCGTATCCACCAAGGTCATCATCACTATCCACATCAGAGCTTACTCCAGAACCTTGTGCGGGATCTCCGGGGAAACCTGCACTAAATATTCCAGAACCTTGTACGGGATCTCCTGGACGGCCAGCACGACCCATATCATAATTACCATAAGCTGCATTAAACATATCGTCTCTAACTTTATCCATTATACCTTCATTGTATATGTTTAAAATATTTTGACTTTGTTCTTGTAGTGATGGTGTAAGTGGAATCATAGAAGAAAGAAAATTTAAAAAACCAAGCTGGTTCTTTTTTGGAACTCCGTAGTCGTCAAGCTGTTTGTTTAATTGAGAAAGATTTAAAGCATTAAAAGCACCTTGACCAAGAATACCAGCTACAGGAGTAACCTTACCAAGGGCGGATGCTATTTTAAGTCCTGCTTTTCCAATATTTAATGGATTTGGATTTTCGAAAGTATCTGTTACTGTTCTCGCAACAGGAGCTATAATATTATCCTCTATAGCTCCTGTTAAATTCATTATTCCTCTCGTAAAAGCATTATCAGGAAGTGGATATTCATTTACTGTATCAAAAGGTTCTTTTTCATCAAATCTTAAATTATCTATAGCATTTATAGTTGCTCGAATAGTAGGATCATTAATACCAATTTCTTGTAAACTTTGTGAGTCAGGAACTAAAGAATTAAGTACTTGAATTGGAGTTTGAGGAGGAGACTGCAACTCCTCATAAGGAACTGGATCGTTACTTATTTGACCAGATCTTCTCAATAACGCTTCTGAAATAGTATTAGCCATTAGATAGAAACTCCCTGACAGCAATCACCGTCCGTGATTGATTTACAATTAACGCACTGATAGTGTCCATGGACAAAGATCTTTGATTCACGGCACCCACAACTAAGACAACGATTCCCAAGTTCGTCCATCAAACCGCTTTGAATCTTTTCTGTTTCTGTCTTCAACATAACTACAATGCACCCATCCTGAGTCTGGCACATCCTTCTTATAAAATTCTAATATCAACTGGTCATAATCTAAATTATCTTTTACCCACATTGCAAGTTCAAGATTAGGAACACCAGGTATTTCAAAATCAACAGCTTGACCTTGTATATGCTGTGATTTACTGGAAGATCCAATTTCCGTGTTTAAAGGTAAAGAACGGAAACCACTCGAAGGTGTAAACGGTATACCGTAATGAACCCTAACGGGTTCCAGTATGTTCTCGCATACCCTTTTTAAATTTTCTATTTCTCTTTCGTTAGGTTCGTTTTTAATACCCTTACGAACTGCTGTCTCGGATCTAGTCAGTTCTTTTAAAGAGAAGTGTGTTGAAAGTCTTATCATCTATTTTCCAATCCCATTAATTGTCGAATTAATCTTTCTCTTTCAACAGAAGATGCTGTAATAGGCTTTTGTTGATTAAAAGCAGGTTCTGAAAGAAGTGGAGGAATTTTAAAATTATCTCGTGCTTGTCTTGTTACTTGAACAGGTTGTTGAGCAGTTATTTGTTCTGTAACATTTTGTATTTGTCTACCTACAGTTTTTTCTTGTTCCTTCTCATCAACGATGTCAGGAAATAACATTCTTGCGGATGCACCATAAGCAACACCTAAAGCTCTTTCTAAATTTTTAATGGTGTTAACGTCTCCCGTAGGACGAGCAATTAAATTGGTATAAAGTCTGCTTCTTAAAATACTACCCATTGTTTTTAAACCTAATATTGTTCCTAAAACATTAATAGGTTTTATAAACATAGCACCCATTGTTAAACTTCTTGCAAGATTAGCTGTTTCTAAACCTCCAAGATTAGCTAAAGGTCGCATGGAAACTGCTTCAGCTTTTCTAGCAAGAGTTTGCATACTATCTATAAATTCTTTTCCAAACAAAGCTTCCATTTTGTCTCGGCCCATGCCGTCAAGAACTTTCATAATTTTATCGTGTTGTCTTCCGCTCATAACATCTTTTATAAATTCTGGAGAAACTGTTCTTTGAGGTCTTCCAAGAAAACCCGTTCTTACAACTGTAGATGTTTCATCTCCTAAAGAACCTATTGCACGAGATAAAATTTCATCCTTAACAGAATTCATAGTGTCAGAATTAGCTCCTAATATCTTTTTAGCCTGACGTATGGTGTCTGTGTTTCTTGTTACCAAAGAAACTACTTTATCTACTTCGCCAGACCTTGCAGCAGTTTCTAAAGATCTAAGAAAAGGAAGACCTTTTATACTTTCAGCTTGTTTGGTCATAGAAGAAATAGCTTCTATCTGTTCTGTTATAGGACGACCTGCAAGAGATCTTAATTCAGCCTCCCCTATGTCATCTCCAAGCAATGAAAGATCAGATAGACTTTTCATTACGGAGTTATAATTACGTCCAAATAAAACAGGAGCGGTGCTTCCAAGTTCCCTAATTTTAGAAACCACTTTTAAAGGATCTGTTCTACCAAAAATATTTGTTGTATCAGATGATTGAATAGCTCTCTCCATCCATCTTCTAGCCAAACTATTACGGACAGATTCCGTGTAATTAGACCCTGCACTTCTTGCCGCAGCTACTTCTTCTGCTAAATCAACTTCTCGAGCAAATTTATCTTGATAGAATTTAGATAAACTATCATTAGGATTTTCTGAAACAATATCTTTTAAATTTTTTACTGTTCCATCTTGAAGTTTTATTTTTGTATTTGGGACAATATCAATAAAAGTTTCAGGAATAACACGAGTTCCTAGACCAGCTTCTGGTCGAGTAGATTCTAGTAGATCAGTTAAGAGTTTTGCTCTATTGGGGACAATTACTTCATCTAAAACAGCCTCTGGATCAACTAACCGACCTCCTCTTCTAGAACTTGAAATTAAAGACTCAGCAAAAAGAGTTTGAAACCTTTCCATTCCTTTTGCATAAAAATCATTTGCTTCTCTAAGAGCTTCAAAACCAGCTTTTTGATCTTTTATCCCTTTAGCTGAAATAAATCTTCCTGAACTATCTCTCGCAGCAGACCCTGAAGGAAGTTTACTTATAGATTCTAAAAAAGAAGCTTCAGCATTAAGCATAATGTCATCAACTGATTTTTTTAATTGAGTTAAAATAGCTCTGTCAGGAGAACCTACAAGAGAAGGATCATATGAAGCTTCTCTTAAAGCTGTTCTAATAGAGTTCATCGTGTCAACAGAAACTTTTCCATCAGTGTCACCCAATCCAGATATAACTCTTCCTAGACTAGAGTCTTTAATAGCTTGTCCTGTAACTACACTTGCATCAGCTAAATCATTTAATTTTTTTTGAAGAGGCTTTACTAATAAAATATTTTTTTCCCCTAGTAAGGAATTAGCCCTTGTATACATTTCATCTGAAGCTTCATCAAAAGCACGTTTTGCAACCTCAACACCTTTTACAACAGACTCCCCTCCTACAAAATCATCTGATCCAAAACGAGATATAAGAGAGTTTATTTCTTTTTCTACAGTATTCTTTAATGTATCATTAGCTCTTTTGGCAACTTCTTGAGGTGTAGAATACATCTTCTCAATATCTGTTTTTAAAGCGTCTAAAAATTCTTCTGAAGTTTTAGAGGCTTGTTTATCTGGAACTCCTGATTCTTTTAAAAAGTTTAAATAAGCTGTTTGCAAATACTTAGCGTTTTTGGTAGCTATCCTAGAATTAGGAAAAACACCTTCATAGAAAGCTTGAGCTCGACCTAGTAGGGGGGCGAGATTAATAGCTCTAAGTGTAGGAGCACCTTGAGCAACTCGTCCTGTAACAGGATCTACTTCTCCTTGTAATACTTCTCTAGCCAACCCTCTAGTAACATTAGCCTCATCAGTTCCAGGACCTTTAAAAAGTCTCCCAAGACTTCTAGCTATAACCCTTCCAGCACCTTCTCCAAGAGAACCAGCTAAAAATTCAAAGCCAAGATTTTTAGCATCTTCTCCTAAAGTTTGATCTCTTACACCTTGAGCGTATTCAATAGCCTCATCAGCAACGTATCCTAAAGAACTAGCCCCGCCTACAAGGAGCATAGCAGCGGGTATACCTACTCCTGTAGCACCTATGGCCGCCGCAGTTCCAAAAAGAATAGGAGTCCCAGCTTCTCCTATAAAATCTATTACATCCTCTCCTGTAATGCCTTCTTCATCAATAGCTAACTTAGTTGTTCCTTCTTTACCCTTTAAGTTATATTGTTGTTTTACATCTTCAGAAATTTTATTTAAGTCTAGAATAAACTTGCCTTGATCATCTTGCAGTATTCCTTCTTTAGGAACACCCATTCTAATAAGGTTTAATCTTTTTTCTCTGGGATTATCGCCTCTAGCAAAATTTAATCTAAATAAGTTATCAGTCACACCTGTTTCGTAATCAATATTCTCAACAGGTTGTTCAATAGGAGCTTGCTCTGGTTCAGGTACAGGTTCTTGTTCTGGAAAAGATGAGGCGATAGCACTCATCTCTTCTTCGGTTGGTTGATCTCCGGCTATTCGAACACTTATGAGTTCACCGCTAGGAGTTCTAACAGTAATCATTCCCATTAAACATTTCCTGTTCTTCGAATATCATAGATGATATTTCCTTGAGGATCTTTTTCTTCTGTTTTGAAAAGAGTAAATGGACTTAATTCAGCAGATCTTTGACGAGCTTGTCCAATTTTTCTTTCTCGAACGTTTTTTGATGGATCAACAAGACCAGTTTCGTTAAATGTTCCACCATAATCTTTAACAGCTTCTGCAAAAGTGTTATCAAGGTTTTCTCTGTTTCTTCTTAAAACACCTCGTATTTCATTGACTCTTTGTAATAGTAGATCTTTACTAATTGACGATGCTCCAATCCACTTGAATCCACCTTCTTTAGTATCTTCAGCCATTCCAAGAGCTGATGCAATTAATCTACGATCACCATCTGAAATAGTTTTACCCGACTCTCCTAAAAGTAAAGGAGCCATCCTTATCGCTAAGAAACGAAGTTGAGTGTTATATAAGGCTTGGTCACTGAGATTTCTTTGTTTTTCATTTCCTTCTTGAGAAAGTCTAAGACCTTCATTAAATTCTTCTTTATTTTTGTAGTATTTATTGTGATCGTCATCGTCTGTTGATATGGCAGCAGTTTTTAAAAGGTTAAATTTGCCCTTACCAAAAGCCCGTTGAAGATCATAAAATCTACCAGCAAGTGAATTAAATCCAGTTACTTTTTCATTGGGCCGAGTGAGAAGATCCGCTGAGTTATTTGCAATAGCCAACAGACTATCGTTAGTTCCTGCAGCTTCAAAATATCGACTTGTTAAGGCACCTGGATTTCGAACGATGGGTTTTCCTCCAAATCCGGGTTTTGGAAAAGCAACTTCCAATTTAACAATATTTCGATCGTTTAGTTTAACTTCAACTGTTTTTGTTTTTTCGTATCCTTGTCCTTTAGCTTCTAAATTTGCTGCTTTTTCATTAGACATCGCCTTCCAAACAGCTATTGGCACTAAAGCTTGATTTGTAACAGTGTTTATTTCGTTAACGGTTTTATCACTAAATCTGTTCCAACCCTTCTTATAAGTAACTGGTTGTCCATCAGATCCTGTAACTGTTATGTCTTTATCCAAATAGTAAGTGTTCTTAGCTCTTTCTTCTGCTCGTCTTTCAGCTTCGAGCTTGTCACGTTTGCTAAAGGCGTATTTTGCGCCAGCCATTTTTGCAGAACGTAAATATTTTTCTGCTTCTTTTTCATCTTTAATAATTTCTGGAAGGGTCTTTACAACACCTTTTGCAATGTTACGAATTGCATTCGGATCTTCACCAGCAGCTATTGCGGCTCCCATCATTAAAAGATTATATCCAGCGGTTTTTTCGCTACGTTCATATTCAGGCATAGCTTCTGTAAACTCTTTAATCGCAGACTCTATAGAAAAAGGATTTGATCCAGGGTCCTTCAACACTTCCTCATCTTGACCTCCAAGATCTACATTTTCTTGTGCTACTAATTCATCAGAAGCATCTTTTCCAAAATTTTCAACATCAGTAACGGCAGTTTCGCTGGATTTATTTACAAGAGAATCACTCTTTTTTTGATCTGCCTTACCAGATGAATCAAAATCCTTTTCAACTTGAGTAACATCTATGTCTCTTCTTGACCTAAAAGATGGTGTTCCTGTCAAATCTAAAGTAGAAGGAACCGATATATCAGCATCTTTCCTTTCTGCTTCTCTCATATCAGATTGAGCCTTTGCAATATCTTTTTCAACATCGCTTGCAGCTACGCTATAACCAACTTCGTATTTATCAAAAACATCTTTTGCAATACGCTCAGACAATTTGTCTCCTGTAATATTAGGAGATTCTGCAATAGCTATTTTAGCAATATTACTTATTTCTGAGCCAAGCTGATCATCTGATACACCTTGAACTTCTGGAGCTCTTCTAAGAGCATCGTTAACAGCAGATATTTGACCAAGACTGTTAATGAAACCAGTTTCTCTTTTACTTAAAGCTGCCTGTCCGAAATCAACAAGACTTTCACCTAATTTTTGGTTAACTTGACTCAATCCTCGAGCCGCTTGATCTAAAAAATCTAAAGGAGCCCTTAAAACATCAACAATAGGTCTACTAGGACCTTTCTCTTGTCCAAGACCAAAAGGTCCTGGGCGTGATAGTTGAGCACCAAAAAAACCAGCCCCTGAACCAGCCTCATACGGAAACATATCTTTAACAAGTTCTCCAGGACCTTTTTCTAGTCTTTCTCTTAATTCTATTGGAGGAGCTCCTATACCAATTTGTGTTCTTCTTCCAGCTCTTGGAGCAAATTCTTTTTCTTCAAAGGTATTAGGATTAAAATTAAAACTCACTCTAGGAGTAGTACCACCCGTCTGAAAACGTGCAATACCACCTTGGGCCATGGGCATTGCACCGCCCATCATTGGTGCAAGGATCTCCTGAGAAACAGCATCTATCAACGGTTCTGAAGAGGCTAATATTCCCGAAGGTTCTTTTTTCATAGGAGTGCTTATAGGTAGCATACCACCACCCGCAAACATTTTACGTTCCGCTAAAACAGACCTAACTGGTGATCTTCTTCTCATGTTTACGTTCCAAACAATTTACCTAATGGATTTTCTAAAGCTCTATTCAAACCAAGAGCACCGATTCCCAATCCTATAGCCTGTGATAAAGGACTTGGCTGTGGTGCTGTACCCACAGCTAATGTGGATGCAGAAGAACCTATCTGAGGCTTGAATATATCACTCATAAAACCAATACGCTGAAACGGTTCATAAGCCTGTTGAAGCTGTGTTTGTCTGGCAGCATCAAGCTGTCTTTGTGCTTGAGTCTGACCTATAGCTCCTAATTGTGATTCAAGTTGCGCCTGTTGCGACAAAAGATTTGCACCTGCACCACCTAAGTTAGCTTGAGCTGTACCTAATCCAGCAATACCTCCTCCCAAACGAACAGCTTCTGTTCCTCGAGCAGATCCTAAACCACCTAGCAATTGAGAAACTCCTTGTTGTCTACGCTGTTGATTTTCAAAGGCAGTCTGGGCAGCATTTTGTGCCTGATTGTAATTACGACTTAAATCTTCAAAAATTCTACGGCTTTGTATATCTGCTAGGTTTCTTCCTAATTCAGCTTCCTGAAGAGCAAAACGACTTCCACGTGTAGGACTTACCTGATCAGCTCTGTCTCTTAAAGCCCTACGCTGTATTTCTGCTTGTCGATTCATTTCTGCAAGAGCATTTTGTGTAACAGCTTGCTGATACGGATCCATAAAAGAAGCAATGCCCGTTGGGTCAAAAGTCTGTGCTGTTCCAGCCGCTTGAGTTGCAGCATCTGTGAACAGTTGATCAACACCTGATCCTACATTTTGCAGAGTGCTTAATCCTGTGCCAATGGTTCCTCTAGCATCTGTTATATAATCTTGAAAGGAACCGATACCCCCAGCCGTTGCCATGGCCTGTTGCGTTAAAGGATCAAGAGAAGCTACTTGAACAGCGGGTATGTCTACAGGTGTTTCTCCACGAGCAAAACTTGACTCCAATAGTTTCTTTTGAAACTCTTCCAGAAAAGGAGCTTGGCGTACAATTTGTTCTGTTACAGTGTCAGCCATTATGCTGTTCCTTTCTCAAACCTATTCATCATATCATACATTCTTGCGGCTCCTAAATCTCTATCTCCATTTCCAGCATTTCTCACTGCTTTTGCTGTCATTACAAATTCACCATCAGAAAGCATTGCAGGGATACTATCTGAAGTACCTGTTCCTGGTCCTACGATTTCTCCTCCACCCGCTACTTCTGTTATGTTAGATAGAGGATTCGCATTAAACATACTTGCTAATTGAGAAGCACTGTAAGAAGGTGTGCCATACCAAACATTTTTTAATGATTGTGCGGCAGGAGAACTCTTATCCTGTATACTTTTCCATTGTTCATAAGCTCTTCTTTTTGGACTATCTGGTAACCTTTCAAGCTGTTCTGCTACACTTAATTCATCAGGAGTTAAAGCATCTGCAGCTAAATAGGCTCCTATACCAAGAGCTCCTGCTCCAGCTAAACTTGCAGGTGTTCCTGTTAATTTATCCCCTGTTATAAAACTGCCAAAACGCTCTAATAAACCTTTTTCAGTTGCTTCTTTAGTTGCTTCTTTAACTATTTCTGTAGGTGCTGGTCCTTCATAAGATAATGTTAATCCAGAACCAAGATCATCATCACCACTAGAACCAATCAGATTAAGATTGCCAGAACCACCACTAAAAATACCATCTCCTTTAGCTACTGCCATATCTCTTTGTGGTACAAAAGAAGGAGATGGGTTAGCTACTGATCTACCTTGAAGACGACTAAAGTTTTCAGCAGACATTCCTCCTGTAGGAGGAAAGCTTATAAGACCAGAACCAAATAATGTAGGACCAAAGATGCCCTGTGCTAACGGATTTGAAGGACCAGAAGAAGCAAGATTACTTAAAGCGGTAAAAGGTTCTGTAAGACCTTTACTAAGACCACCTAGAAAAGTGCCTGTAGGACTCATTGCACCCGAAACTCCTCGACCAAGAGCTCCGATACCATAACTAAGAGCCATGGATTTAAGAACGTCTGATGCAGAACCACCTGTTAAAGAAGTGGTTAATCCTGATGCAAGAACACCACCAATACCAGGAGCAATCGCATTACCTATGATTGGAGCCGCAACAGGTAAAATCTTTTTAGCAACCTTTTTAACGGCTTTAAATATTTTTTTAAAGAAAAACTCAGGCTGACCTGTTATAGGATTGATTGAATTAAGTTGATTGCCCACCACATAACGATCTGGGTTTTTAATACCCATTGTTATCATTTGTTTAAACAAATCTTCTTTTAAACCCGGATTTGCATCTAATACTTCTTTGGGTACAACAGTTTCACCTTCTGCAGCGTGAACCATATAGTTATCACCATAACGACCTAAAGTAGCTAAACCATTAGCTAAAACTTGTGCATTAGGTTCACCTGAAAACTTGGGAGAAGTATCTGTCATCATAGTTAAGAAATCTCCAAAACGCTGGCAAAGGCATTAATCTTCGAAGCTGTATCACAGTTTAATTTCAGCGTATCACCAGACTCTAAAACAAAAGGTCCAGAGAGAGACGTATCAGCATCTGCGGCAATACTGGCTTTTTCTAATATAGCAGTTGCCGATGCAGAACTATCGGTTATCTTAGGAAATACCACAATAGTTCCAGAATGACTATTATAAAGATTTAAGTTCTTAATCAAAGCTGTTGTTGCTGTCGGACAAGTATAAATTGTGACATCTCCTGTCGATCCAACTACTGTTGCTACATTTTTATAGATATTAGCCATTATTCCATAAACCAAGTTAAACTATTATTGTCATCTTGACTCGTAATTTGTTCTGGAAACTCTATTTTTGTTAATGCCATCTCTAAATCTCTTAAAATCCTTACAAAAGTAACTGAATCATACTCTGAAGGAGCTAAAGGCATTGATTGTTCTAAAAGTTTTACCATTAACGTCTGCCATCTGGACGAATATTTAGGCGTAAATCACCCAATGTCCATGTTAAATCTGTTACATTACTTTCAATTCTAACAACAGCTTGTCTTGATCTACTACGAATAAACGATTGTTGAGTTGTTGAAGTAATTTCGTTAGTTGAGGTTGTTGAAAGACTGTCTCCTGGAAAGTTTCTTGTCTTTAAAATATAATTGACAGAAGCAGTTGAATCTGAACTTGTAATATCAATATCGGGTATGAGACGATCTACAAACATAAACTGTTCTCCATCTCCAAGATCAAAATCAGAAGACTCAATAAAAGAAGTCATTGCTGATCCGTCATCATTGTTACCGCTTTCATGAACATACACAAAATTTGTACCGCTTGAGTTTTGTCCACAGGCTCTAGGATTATCATGTAGACCATAATCAACCCAAGCAGTTCGAGATAAAGTTCCCAAATCCCAAGTATTTTCTGTAAAGTTATACTTTACATAGCGATCTATCTCTAATGAACTAGCACTGGGATAAAACCAAAAAACCTCATCGAACATTTTATTAGAAGCGGCAAAACATTTAAAGTTTTGTTCAAGATTTATGTCATCAAAAACATATCTCAAAAGGGTGCATGGAATTGTTTGAACGCTACCTGTATAAGCATAAAAGTTTTCACGATCAATCCAGAATACTTTATCTCCAACAGTTGTTGCTGCATTTGGTCCTAATATGGAAACGTTATTTGCAACCATATTCAGAGAAAATACATTTTCCCCTCCTACATGAGCTAAAGAATGAAGAGATGTATCTGTCCAAATTAAAACTTCCTGACGAGTTTTTTGTGCCGTTAGAATTTCAGAACCAGATGAAACGTGTAAATCTCCCGCATTTCCTGTAACAGTAGGGGTCCAATCAAAAATATTGTCATTGACAGTATTAGACCAGCGAACAAGTAACATGTCCTGATCGGATCCTCCTAAAGGATTACAAGCAAAACAAAGAACATGCTGTTTTGGTCCAACCATTATTCTTCTTGTTATAGTAGGAGCATCAGAAGCACCAGATTGAGAAGCAAGGCTGGAAGCACGATTACCCACACCTAATGTTTGATCCCAAAAATAAGGTGTTCCATCAAAGGCATTAAATAATAAATCTTCTTCATAATTATCTTGTGACCACAAACGAATATTAGATCCAACTTCTGCTGAAGTAGAAGAAGCATCTCCCCATCCAATAAAGTCATTTGCCTCTTTAACAACTACTCCGTCACTATGAGATACGGCTGTAGTTCCTCGAACTCCTCTAACAACTCCTGCATCAATCGTATTAGATGATTTGCCTGTATATTGAATTAATTCATCATCAATTAATATGAGACCAACAAAAGTAACCGTATCACCGTTAGATGAACTAGCGGCGGTGGTCCCATCATCTCCTCTTATTATATCACCAAATATATTGTTAACATTACTTCCATATCGAATGTTCTCACTACCTATTTTAATAGTGCCTTTACTAGGAAAACCTGAAGAATCTGCAACAGGTATTGTAGTATCAGATGCTGTTCGATTAGAAGATGTTGTTGTGCTTGCTGTTTCAAAGTTTGAAGCACTTGTCAAAGTAAAAGAAGTATCAGAATTACTAATTCCACCAGAATCATTTAAGGTAGTCTGAGAATACCCTGTAGAATATCCTGACCAAGAACCTGCACCCCAACCATTTCCTGCTATAACAGTTTCAAGACCTGTGTTTATCTGATAAACAGCTACCACAGAAGAACCACCCCCCGCAGTGCTACCTGAAGAAGCTGATCCTGTTGTGGATATGGTATAAGAATCAGAATCAATAAGAGTTATCTGATGTTCAGCATTTATTAAAGATGCATTTATGCCATCTGTTGTAGTGGCACCGCTAAGAGTTACAAAATCTCCGTTAACAGCTCCATGTGATGGAGCAGAAACTGTAATTACACCACTACCCGCAGAACCTGTCGTAAGAGGATTTGATCCTAATGCAGTTGTTGCTCTGATAGGAGTTATATCGTTATATCCACCACCTTGTTCTATATAGAATTTAAACTGAGTGCCTAAACCCATAAATTTAGCACCCGCAAAAGAAGACCACACATGAAGAGATCTTCCTATCCCTTCAATAAGATTACTGCTAAGACGAACCCACCCGCCTAACTTTTCAGGTCGTCCTTTTCTAAAGCGAATTAAATTTGAATTAAACCAGCCATTTTCGGAGGCATAACTAGTAGTTTCTCTATTAACGCCTGGCCTAAAGTTTATTTTAGCTAATGGCATTTACCTACCCATTCTAGATTAACGTTTGCATCTAGCTTGGCTCAGTAGGCCATGTTATGGTCCCCTGAACACTTGTATCATCATATTTTGAAGGCAGATCCCTGAGTTCCTGACGATAGGTTTTCCAGTTGTCAGATAAAGACAAATCACTGCAAGCTCTCCAATCGCAATCTGCTAATTTTTGATTTCTTTGAGTTCTAAGTGAGACCCAAGCCCTAGTGTGCGCTTCATCATTATACGATTTTATCTCCGCGTCACGAGCGGCTTGTTCTGCATCTGTTAGTTCAACTTCAACGCCATTCACAACTTTTTTATCATTTGCCATTTGATTACCTATGCCGCTTTTAATCTATAAAAATAAACGTTACCTGTTGCAATATTAGCAGAAGCAAAAAATATTTTTACCGCTGTATTCGCCTCTGCCGTGGATCTAAAGCCAACAAAATTTTGTTCAATCATAGTACCACTATGGTCTTTTCCACCAACGTTTCCATACAATATAGTTCGTTCACTTGTAGCAGGATTTAAGATATGAAGATCACAAAATATTTGTTCTCCAGTTGCAGTTCCTCCCCCCTGACCGATCACTCGAAACTGACTAGCAGATGTAGATGTTTCTTTTGTAAGATTTGTTCCTAAAAATCCACCAACTATGTACTGATAACCAGATGTTGCATAACTTGGTCCAGAAGTACCTACTTGTACGTAAAGGTCCTGATTATTGCTTGCTGGAACCAAATTACTTGCAATGAGACGATAATGGTAACCTGATTCCATTGTTTCTAAAGATACAAGAGAAGTTCCACTACAAGTCGTTGCGCTTAAAAGTTCGTAGCCACTTCCACCACTAGCAGCCGCCCATTTTAAACCAGATGCTTCGGAAGAATCTGCTGTCAATACAGTATCATTGCTACCTACTGCTAATTCAACAGGATCTGTTGCACCATCTCCCGCAACTATACTGCCCTTTGCTAAAGCAGACATTGCCGTAATTGCACTCGTCCCGGACCCTAAAAGTATGCCACCATCCGTAAGGCTGCTGGCTCCAGTCCCTCCGTCAGCAACAGGCACATCTGTACCACCCGCACGATATATTAAATTTCCTTCTATAGAAAGATTACCTGATGATGATCTTGCCAGAGTTGTATCTGAAGCGTGCCCTATTTCAAGAGCATTAGTTGATACATCACCAACAACATTAACATTTGTTGTGCCAGTAGGTATTTCCAATACATCTTCGTCAGCATCATTCTTTATGGTAACATCATTTGTTGATCCCTGACCTGTAAGGATCAAACCTTCAGCAGCCGTATATCCCATTGCTGCATTATCACCCGCAGAAGTATCTCCATCTGCATTAACAGTAGATGCAGTAACATCCCCAACTATGTCAACGTTAGTTCCACCTGTTGCAATTGTAATTACGTCTGCATCAGCATCGTTCTTAATAGTTACATCATTTGTGCTTCCCTGACCTGTAAGGATCAAACCTTCAGAGGATGTGTGACCGATAGAGGCATCATCTCCTGCGGCAGTATCTCCAGTTACATTAACCGTTCCAGCAGATGTAATATCTCCAGAAGCAGTTAAAGTAGCTAACTGTAAATTGGAAATAGCATCTACAACAGCAGCACCAGATCCCGCACCATCCATATAAACAATAGCAGATTTACCATTTGCAATTGTTATATTTGCTCCAGATCCTTGAGATACAATTACTGAATAAGGACCACTTGATCCTGAGTCCGTAGTTGAATTTATCATAATAAAATATGCAGAGGTGGTGTTAGGTGCTACCGTTACAGTGTTATTAGCACCAAGAGCCCCTGTAAATTGTATTACGCGGAACATTCCATCTTGAAGGTTTTCTGTTCCTGAATCAGGAGAAGCTTCTCGAACAGTCAAAGTATGAGTTGATCCAGAAAGACCAACTGCTTTAAAAGAAGCTATTCTATCAAGAATATCAAAGTTGTGATTAGTTGTAGTTCCCCAAGCTCCTGACTGATCTCCAGAGCCAATCTTTTCTATGCCAAAACTTGTTGTATATGATGATGCCATAATTTTATTCCTATGCCGCTATTTTAACCCAGTTTGGTGTTTGTGAATCATCAATAGAACTATAATTTGGTGTTTGTGAATCATCAATAGAACTCCAAACTAAAGCATTGCTAACTTTTCCTTCTGCTGAAACCCCTGTGACAGTAAAAGATATATTTACTTGTGTGCTTCCAATAGCACTTGACGCTGAAACTCCACTTGGCGAAAGAATAGAGTTTGTAATAATAGTAGACGATCCGATTGCACTTGCTGTTGAAACTCCACTTGGAGTGACCGTAACAGGAACAATAACCGTAGTAGAACCAACTGCACTTGCCGCTGAAACTCCAGTAACACTTACAGTAACAGGAAGACTTACAACAGCAGACCCAATCGCACTGGCGGCTGAAACACCTGTAACAGCAAGAGGGATGGGACTGTTCCAAGCCCCTTCATTCCAAGATCCTCTATTCCAACCAGTAAGAGACGACATTACGCAATCCTAATTATCGCATTGTTTGCATCATTAGCAGGATACTGAATAGTAAAGTCTCCTGCACTTGAAGATTTATCTCCCCCAAAATTAATTACAGCAACCGCAGGATCTGCTGCATGATTTGTAGTTGCTCCAGTCCCTGCTGTTGAAAGAGTTGAATTGTATATTAAGGCTCCTCTAGCATCAGATATAGTAGATGATGAAAAAGTTGTATCAGCAAAATCTACAAAAGCAGTAGGGACCGAACTGCTATTATCCGCAAGTCCAATGGTAACACTGCTAAGAGCCGCTCCTCCAGCAGAATAATTTGTTCCTGATACTTCATTACTGGTTGTATATCCTGTAGTATCAGCATCAATAGATGAACTGTTTGTAAACATGGCAATTTTAAAAGTATCCGCTGATATTGAACTAGAACCTGTTCTGGTAGCTGTAGTCAAACGATGTATACCAGCCAATATTTCTCTTTTAAAAGTACCGCACATTGCAGAAGAACCAACGGCCATTACAACCTCCTTATAATCTCTGCCATATCTTCATGGCCTTGTTGTCTCATAAGAGCCCATATAGTAGTTCTTTCGCTCTGGGCCATTCTATTCATATAGAAAATAAGTATTTCCTTCAACTTATCTCTATGTGCTATCGCTTGATCCCGTATAACAGGAGGAGCATCTTTAGATACTACCATAATTTTATTCATAGCCATTTCTGCCATTTCCTCTGGAGAATGACCTCTATTGTTACTTGTAAATACAAAAGGATCTGGAATACTAGTGTGACTTTCACCGTCAAACATTAAGCAACATCCCTTCTAACTCTATCATACCTATACTGATCTCTAGTTTGAAGACCTTCACCAAGATTTTTCAACCATTGAAGTGATTCTTGGAACCTAGCATTATAAAGTTGAAGCAAATCAGCCTCTCCTTTCATAAAGGTATACGCCTCTACTAAACTACCGTATAGAAGAGCAAGTTCCGCATTATCCCCCAAATAACTTGTTCCATCTCCACTGGCAGTAATAGAAGTAGGTCTGTAAAAATAATGAAGCTCCATCGTGTAGTTTGAGTCAGGAGTAGGAGCTAATAAAAAAGTGTCGTTATCCCAATCTGCATAAAACCTGGGAGTTCCTGTTGTAGCTGGATTAGGTGTAAAATCTTGTAAAGCCGTAACATTTTTATACAAAAGAAACTCTTTGCTAGAAGAATTAATTACACTCAAAGAATTTTGAGCTAGAAAATCAGTTGGTTTAGATAAATACTGATTTCCAGATGTAGCAGAACCTTGAACATTTTTTCTAAATACATCTAATTGACATTCTTTAAGAATACGTTCTTCTGCATTTAAAATAAAACGAGGTAACTGATTAACAAAAGTCGTTTCCGTATTTTGTGTATAATCTTGGATAGCTGTTTTTAAAGTTGTAAATGTATACGCCATATCATGCACTCACTGTTACAGGACCTACAGAAGAAAATCCACCGCCACCTTTTATATTTCCTGTTGTGGCAGTTCCGCTTCCAGAAGTAAAAGTATAACTGTTATCATCTACCTTAGTAATAGAGAAGCCAGAAGAATTTTCTAAAGCAGATTCTGTAAAGCCATCGAAAGCCTCTACTTTCCTAAATCTCACTGTATCTCCTGTTACTCTACCATGATTTATTTCTGTAACGGTAATAATTGCAGAACCACTAGATCCAGATTTAAACGAATTAAACGGTAACAAAACTTCAACAGCGGGTTCTGTTCGAGCTGGTCTGCTTAATTTTAAGGCTTGAGGATCTGCTAAAACTTTTCGAGGCTCCAATTGTGGTTGTTTAGCTTCATACTCATCTTTACCAACTAAACTACCATTCCACTCTAAAATCATGTTGTTTAACTTGTACGCTCTGCCAGATCTATCTGATATCCCTAAAGCATATTTTCCAGAAGCATATCTAGGCATTTTAAATACTAAGCGAAGAATAACTAGGAACCAATCGCAAAGCGGTTCTTTCTCCGTCCTCTGAAGCAGCCCTTTGAAATTCTTCTTCGTAAATATCTTTTAGAAGACCTATCCTTTGAGGTGCTTTTTTAACAGATATATAATACGCTAACCCAGCTACTAAACAGGGCAAAAATCTAAAAGGTAAATCAGCGGTGTTAACACCAGCATCTACATCCTGAATGCGTCTAATTCTGTAATAGATTAATTGATCTGTTGAGTTTTCAGGAGTAGGCCAAAGAGTAACAGTAGGTGTTATTTGTCGATCTACATAAAATTGAGAAGGTCTAGCCTGAGTTGTTTTTTCAGGAGTGCTAAGATAATCCCCTCTATTTATTCTAGTTATAGATATATCTGTACCACTTCTTCTAATGACAGCTTCGAGCATGTCTACCGTAGATTGAACATCTGATAAACTAGGGTTTGCACTAATTGTAGTAGTTGCAGAACTACTAGAACCTGTTATGTTTTCTCCTGCTGTAAAATTTCCAGAAGGCACAGTTATTCTAATTGTTGTAGAACTAGGCTTATCAATAACAGATGCTGTAACACCACTAGTAGCTCCTGTAATAGTCTCACCCACACTTAAATTAGTTGAAGCTCCTACAGTAGCTGTTATATATCCAATTGGATAAGTATCAATAGAGGAAGAGGAAGATAATCGAGCTAAAGGTTGAGTAACCTGTTCCACCGTCCACAGATTTAACCCTCTATTAGCCCATTCTGCAAACAAAAGATTTAGAGACCGCCTAGAAGTAGCCGCATCATAACCTGTTCTAAACTCTAGGCCACACCTTTCAAAAGCCTCTTCTGTAACTTCGGCCATGTCTAGGTTAAAATCTACCGAACCAGAAGTTGCCATAATTAAATCCTATCCAAAAAGAGCCAAACGAATACCAACAGCAAGCTGTCCCAATATTAAAATACCTACCCCCCAGAGAATTTTAGTAATTAAATCCAATGACTTTTGAAGATGAAGTAAGTCATTAGATTTTATAGTTTCTATCCTCTCAGAAAGAACTTTTAATTCCCCTTGTATCTTGACGAGTTCTAACTCGTTTTTTCTGTCAAGATTTTTAGCCATTTTTTTAATATTGTTTCAAACAGTGAAGGACTATTGAATAGGTATCTCCACTGCTGTGTCCTACGGTAGTTAATTGGATGTCTCCAGTATTACCGCCTGATGCTGCAACATTTGGAAGACCACTCATATCAGAATATTCTAACGTATCAGAGTAATCTGCCGGAAGTTCTGCTGCAATAACATCTGTAGTAGCATCCCAGAGAAGTTTTACACCCATACCAACATTGGTAAAAACAATTTTTTTAATTCTAACACCTGTGCAAGCTGTTCCGTCTTGCAAAGAAGAAAGTTCCGAAACATCCACTTTTGTTACAGCAGACTCTCCTGTTCCATCACTAGTGTTTGTAAGATAAAAAATAGCCTTTTTAGGACCATCTTCAACTGTAGTAGCCGTTACAGCATCAGCCATTGTTATCTCCTTTTAAAAGAAGGGGGATGAATCTCCCCGCTTCAATTTATGCAACTTGTACGTATTCAATGATAAACGTAAAAGAACCTTGTGTTGTAGCATCTACCGTGTTTGTAATATTACAAAAGATAGTTCTTTCCGCTGATGTGTACTGAACAGAAGCAGGTGCAGTGGTTGCATCCTGTGTTTGTAAAACAAGATCCGTAGTTGTCACGTTACCTATTACAACTGTGGTTCCACCATCTAATATCTCATCTGTCTGTGCCGCAACAATTTGAGCACCAGAACTAGAAGTTCCAACTTCGTAGCCAATATCACCAGTTCCAATAACAGGAGCTGTAACACAGAATATTTTAATGTCAGTAATAATTGTGTTTGCAGGTTGAGTGAACTCACCAATGTTATCGCTATCACCAGCCGTGGTGTTAACGGTAACACCAGTAGCAAAGCCAACATGTTTTACAAATTTATTAGTTACTATTCCTGTTGATGCAACATCAAAAGTGTTTGTAGTGGCCCCTGTTGTAGCATTAACGTTAATTACTTCAAATCCGTTTTCAGAGCGAACGGGACCTGTAAAAGTTGTATTTGTCATATTACTTCCTCCTTACGAGAGTAACCCTAGAGTCTTCGTAAGCGTCTGCTGGGACAGTCGCTAGGGCTTTTATTCCCAGAAAATAGGGGGAGAGATAACTCTCCCCCATTGCTTTATGCGCCTTTAGATCCATACACACAACGAGGATCAGAGAAACCGAAGCTATAACGCTCACGGGCTTTGAACCTTACATTGCCAGTATCGAAATCGCCTTCCATCTTTGTGGACATAGGCATACGCTCAAAATGAACGAAGCCACGAGGAGCATCCGTCTTAATGAAGAACGCATCTGTGTCCGTCAAATAATGGTTAACAACATAACCCTGCGGAAGCATACCCATGTTACGTATTGCATTAACATCGTTGTCCGCAGAACCTGGACGAAGAGTGGACTCAAGAAGACGATCCGCAACAAATTGAAGACTTGGTGGGACAATCAGTTTTAATCCACGAACCGATACTTTAAGACCACGCTCATCAACAAAAGCTGAAATGTCAATAAGAGCATTCTCAAGACTGGTTTCGTTTAGGTCAGCATCAGTGCTGGGTTCATTACGAAGCGTACCGTTATTTACAAGTGGATGGTCTGTAGCACAAAGCTCTTTTCCATCACCTCCTGTAAAGTTGCTATCAAAAGCATTGTTTAGTACTGCAGCAGCTTTCACTTGTTTAGTGTTAGACATGCTACGAGCCAAAGCTTTTGTGTAGCGAGAAGCAAGACGGTCATAAAGATTATCTTCAATTGCTTCCTCTGTAATAGAAAAGGCAAGTGATATAGTCTCATGCGTATACCGTGCTGTGTACGCTTCTTGTGCATCATCAAAAGAAACTGCGGAACCTTCCTGTTTAACGGGTGCTGACCCAAAACCAGAAAGCATCACTTCTTCTTCAAAGGCACGCTCTGAAGACTCAGTGTCATATATTTCCGTAGATTCATCTTCATACCGGGCATACTCAAGGCCGAAAAGGGCGTTGAGACCTGGCTCTAGCTCTTTAGCTAGTTGGGCTCTACTAATAGCCATTTTCTAATCCTCCTATACGCCAGTGGTTGACGGAGTACCAGCTACGATAGCACCGTTGTTACTGTTAAAGTGATTGTTTAAGCGTACGACCATGCCAATGCCAGCGGCTGCAAAATCAGCGTTCTCAGGATCGTCTACCCAACCCATAATCCGCATATGAAGAGCGGCTGTTGTAGCGATAGTACTCACAGCCAAACGGCCAAGAGAAACGCCAGTAGAATCCGTTCCTGTTGTAGCGGTTGAGAAATTAGCATTTGCAAAAACTGCAGCACGAGCTCCAGCTTCATTGGTTAAAGAAGCATCCGTTGCAATTACATAAAGTTGCATTGGATCATCATTAACAAACGCTTTTACGGGGTGATTACTATCAGCCCCAGACCCCGGCCAGGACCTACTGAACACGGGTTTTCCAGTGGTACTAGAAACATATTCGCATCCTTGAAATACACCAAGCAAACCAACTGTTCCACCTGCAGCCGCACCCACAACGTCAATAAATCCCGTTGAAAGGGGAATGACAGGTGTTCCTGAGTAAATTTTATTGGTATTGCCATTAGCAATTTCATAGAAAGGATAGTTATTAGTACCAGTGGAGTTAGCGGCACTGCCCTGTTTAATTAGAGGGCGTAGACCAAAGCTTCCATTACTGTTAGCCATTTTCTATCTCCTAGTCCTCTTTTTGAGGACCTCCAAAAGTTACACGAGACTGCCTTTCAGGATTACTGATAGGCATTGCTGGATGTTGTTCACGAGCTAACTCATTATCAACAGCAGCCATTTGATTGTTGGTCATGTCACGAAAATATTTGTCACGTTGCTCAACAACCTCAATCGGAATCCTTGCAAGTAAAAGACCACCTACACCTATAACACCAGCATGTTTACCGTCATCAATAGTTGGAGCTTCAAAATCAGGGTATTCATCACCACGAACCAGTTCCCATCCCTCTCGAGATCTTGCTGATACGTTTTTACGGTCATCAAAACCCATCACGTTAGCCCTAATCCACCGATGCTTGTATCCTTCTGGAGCTGGCGGTGCGTCCAACATGGACGGTGGCTTCCAAGGTTCATTGCGTGCTTGCCTTGCACGAGTTTGATTGGCTCTTGGCGTTCTCGTAGACTTTTGGCGAGTTGTGTTCTCAGTATTCATGATTAATCCCTCACATATTTAGCATATTCTTCAAGTGGTACATTTAACCTCTTTGCAATAGCAACTTGAGAAGGTGTTAATCGCACAGTTTTTCGTCCACTTCTATTGCGGGATGCAGAAGACTCGGCTGACGCAACCTTACGGCTTCCCCCGTTATTTTTAGACTTAACATCAAACTTCTGAGGAAATTCAGATCTAAGTCTTTTGTCCAATTCAGCATAGTATTCATCAGACTGAGGGTCAAACCCTTCATCTTCAATTAATCGTCTATGAATACCAAAAGCACCATATGTCATAACTTCATCCTGACCAAACCATTCATTTTCTTGCGCCCAAGCTTCGGCTTTAGGATCAGGAGGAGGAGCAGGAGGGGCAGAAGGTGCTGATGTTGTTTTACTTTTTTCCTCAGATGTTTCACGTGAAACATTTTCTTTTTCCGCTCTAACGGCTTTTAAAGTTCCCTTTTCAACACTGAGAGTTGCTAAAGCTTCTTGAGCTTCAACAATTTTATCAACGTCCCCCGTCTCATGAGCTTGCTTTAAAATTTCTTTTGCAGATTCAATTTGATTAGAAACTCTGCTTTCAAACTGTTCTTGATAGCCTTTATCTAAGGATTGAATACGTTCTTTTAAACTATCATTTTCCTTACGAACATTTTCAGCATATTGAATAGCTGTTTGCTTTTGACGTTCCTCTTCTCGAAAACGTTTTGTCAAATTGTTTATTCTGCTTTTTACACCAGAACTATAATCATCAAGTTCCGTTTCAGAAGCTGGTTCAGCAGATACTTTAGTAGTTTCAGTACCTTCTCCTTTGGAATCCTCTGAAAGATTTACATCTACTGCATTTTCTTCAGTGTCACCAATATCAATTTTAGTTTCTTCAGGCATGGTTTATCTCCATGGTCACTTTCTTCTTTCTATACATGTTTAATATCGTCAGGTTCTAAAATAGTAGCAATAACCTCATCATCATTAATGATTCGGATCTCCCCTCCATCAATTCTAAATCGAGCACCAGCATATCTGCCAATACATACCCAATCTCCTTCTTTACACCAAGGATTAACTTCAGGGCCAAATTTACTGGGATCTTGATAAGCAAGAGGACCAACCCTCAATACATACGCCACCACAGTAGCAAGAGCTTCTCTGTCACGAACTGAATCAGGAATATAAACACCTCCTTCTGTTGTGGCTTTACCCATGTATGGCATGACAAGAAGTCGCCATCCTGTAGGTTGTGGAAGTCTCTCTTTTAATTTTTTGGAAACAAGAGAAGGGTCAAGAACTTTATCATCTCTATTAATGTAAGCTGATGTTACATTTGTTTCTTTACTTTTCTTTTTAGATTTAGCTTTCTTTTGCGAATCCATAATATGATCTGGAACGTATAGTGTTTTAGCCATTAGTCCTCCGATGACTGCAAGAGATCTTTAATCTCTTGTTCTGCAAACTCTAATCCTATTAGTTCTCCGACTAATTGCCTATAAGACTCCATGTCTTTAGGATTGCCGTGAAGGATTGAGTCTTGGGTTAATTCTATGCGACCTTGTATAGACTTTAATATAGAATAAGCAAAGGTCGTTGGATCTGCCATTTTTAAAAAGATCCTCTAAAGTTTTTACCTTTTATGGCCCCACCCTTAGAGTACTTGATAGGTCCACGTTTAGTTTCTTTCATAACTCCACCACGCATGTAACCAAGTTCGTCTACAGACCCACCCATTTCATACATTTGAACTTCTAATTTTTCTCTAGCTTTTTCTGATTGTTCTGGAGTAGATTTTTTAAGAATAATCATGGACTGTTCAACATCATAAGGATTTTCTTCTTCTTTAGAAGTAGTTATCCCCATAGCCTCAATAACATCAGCATCAGAAACTTCTTCTTTTTGATCCTCTAAAGTGCTTCCCATTAGAAAACCCTCGTTTTCATAGCCATGCCGCCATCGTTGCGGTTTAGCATTTCTTCAAGCATACGTTTCTTAGAAGCTTCAGTATCACTGTCTGAGGGGGAACTTTCTAATAATCTACGCATCAAACGAAGATCACCGTCAGACATCATAGAACCACTCATTTTACGCATTGCACGAAGACGATCAGCATCAGAAATTGTTCTTCCAGACTCGTCCATCATTATACGCCTTGCACGAGCAAGATCATTATCAGAAATTGTTCTTCCACGCATTAGAATGTTCCTTTTCCATCATTGTCATTGTAAGTAAAACCCTTAACTTGAGCAGGAGGAGTTCCCTGAATACGAGCCATGCCTCCATCGGCCATATAACCCATTTTATTTCTAACTTCAGTCGGTAATTTTGCTAGTCCTGGATTTTTAGCTTCATCTACTTCTTTTAAAGCTGAACCGCCCTTTTTCATATTCATATCATTCATTACACTTGCTTTTTTCATAAGATTACTCGCTTCCCTTTTAGAAATGCCCATTTGCTCTGACATCTGGTTTTTCATTCTACTTCTAGCCATCAAAAAATCCTCACTTTTTTAACAACACCACCATGACCACGTTTTCTTCTAACAGCTTTAACTCTTCTAGGCTTGCCAGCAGGTTGTCCTAACCTTTTCTTTTGAGCAATTCTAGACTTTTTTTCAGAAGATGTTAATTCACTTGCTGTTTTAGGAGTTTTTTTAGATACACGCTTACTAGGTCTGCAATAAGGAGTACCTCTTTTCTCACCTTTCTGTCTTCCACAAGGTTTACCAGTTTTTACGTCAACCCAGTTCTCTTTGAACCAACGTTTAAGATCTAAACCTTTTTTTGTCTTTCGGACAGCCATTAAAACATCCTAGCTTTACGAACTCTAGAAATTACCGCCCCACCGACACCACGTTTTGTTTTATTACCGTAGTTTTTAGCACCTACCTTACGGCACTTTGCAATCGCACCAGAAGCATAGGCACTAGGAAAAACTCTATAACGAGCTTTTACTTTGTGATAACAGGCATCTTTCTTAGACTTGGTTTTAGACATTAGCACCTCCACCTTCTACGAGCTTGCCTAATACGAGAATTAGGATCATTACGGGTTTTAGCAGAACTTTTCTTCAACTGACCCAGAGATCTAGCACAAAAACTTTTTCTACGTTTAGCAGCTTTACTACCGGGCTTTACCTTTCCAGTAACTGCCGTTTTTAATTTAGATCCAGGATTAGCCTTTCTATATGCAGCAACACCTTTCTTTGTCATTCCTGCACCACTTTTGGTAGGGCGATAGTTAGCACCCTTACCTTTTGTAGTTCTTCTAATCTGTTTTTCTGTTCTCTTTGCCATATTGTTTCACGTGAAACATTACTTTTTACTGTATAAATTGTCAAAAGTTACAGATGGATCCATATAACTACCATCAGATTCTGCGCTATGTGTCCATTGACTTGGCCTAAAATCAGGAGCTCCTTCTCCTGTTTCCCACAAAGCGGGACTTGTCGCTCTAACTCTATTATTGGGTAACGCTACTATGTTCCCTGTCCATTCTCCTGCATCTGTAAGTTCAATTACATGACTTTGTTTATGCTGGGCAGGATCATCTGAAATAGAAGATCCTGTATAATCAACTGTAAACATGTATTTACCCGTATAAAATTCACCATCTATCTTACAAAGCCAAGGACTAGAATTAGTTCGATCATAAACTATTACAGCATGATCTCTAGAACTACAGTCCCATGGTTGAGCAAGATGTGTTACCATTCTTTCAGGCCATTCCTCTAATGGCGTATCTGCTACGAGAGCAGTAATAGGCATTCTAGCCCACATAGCACCCCCGTGAATGTTTTCTTCGTCCGTATCGTCACTTTCACAGCCTGTAAAAATAACTTGAAAGCTTAAACAACGATCTGGAATTGTATTAACCGCTATAACCATCGCATGAAGAAATTCTCCATGATACTTATTGTGATTATGCGTAAACTCTCTTCGCACCCAGCAATGAAAATGCGGGATGTTGCTTTGTAAATATGCCATGTCTAGCGTCTAACGCCACCACGAGCCATACCTTTCTTTTTCATAGCACCGCCCATTTTGCGCTTCACACCGCCACGGGCCATACCCTTCTTTTTCATAGTACCACCCATTTTGCGCTTCACACCGCCACGGGCCATACCCTTTTTCTTCATAGCACCGCCCATTTTGCGCTTCACACCGCCACGAGCCATACCTTTCTTCTTCATAGTACCGCCACGAGCCATACCCTTTTTCTTCATAGTACCGCCACGAGCCATACCTTTCTTCTTCATAACCATCTTTTTTTTCCTTGTACCAGTTAACTGTTTGGGGATATTTGAACGAGATATAGTCATCAGAATACTCTTGTTTTTATAATAATTCCACCACGATTTTTAGCACGATGTTTCTTTCTTAGTTCTTCTTTCGCCTTACGAGCAATTTGAGCTTGTTTCGGTTTATTAGCAAATTTACTTCTCTGTTCCATAACAGTAAGAATTTGTATCTTTCTAGCGTAAGGTTTCTTTATACGTTTAACTTTATTAGCTGTTGCCTTTGCGTCAGCAATAGTAGCATACTTTATAGGAACAGTATCTTTAGGGTTTTCGTCCGTATACAGTCTTCTACCTGATCCTTTAGGTTTTTTACCTGTTCCTACCTTTGGATCTTTTCGTGATGAACTAGACATAATAACCCCTATTTTAAAATAAGTTTTACAATGTGCTTTTCGCCCAAATACAACTCTAACTCTGCCTTAGATTTTAGGCATTCAAATCTAACATTACCACCCGTTTTTATTTGCCTCATGGCAACCCGTTTTCCCTTTAAGCAGGTAGACATGGATTTTTGTATGCGATGTTCTTTGATTTCGTTATCAACTATCATCAGTAAAGCTATCACGGTTTCAATCATTTTTGAATCTCGTTATCACTTTTGTAATGCATATCCCGTGCTTTATCCTTTAACTCTTCAATGTCTTCCAACGCTTTTTCAAGCTGTTTTTCAACGTGCGTGAGCATCACCTGGTTATGAATGTTCTTATCCAAAAGTTCTTGATGCTTCTCAACCGTTTCATACAGGTCTTCGAGAAGTAAAAACTGTTCCTTATCCACCGTTGTTTGTTCTGAAGCCTTGAGCAGATCAGCGTTCATAAGCTCTCTTGATGTTTCAAGAGAAGTTAGTCTGGCAGTTATCTCTGTATATGCAAAAATACCCATAGATACACCTATGATTATGCCCACCATGTTTTTAATTGGCATAGCGACTGATGTTTCTGAGCTAACTTTCATTTTTTCTTCTTAGAACCCCAACACCTACGCCAAAGCCAGGCATCTAATGTGCTTATACAGGAAGCTACCTTTCTCATACATTTGCTATGAAATATAAACTCCATTACTGCTTTCTTTCTTGTTGCTCCATACGTTCTCTATTTACTTCTGCACGTAAAAGCGCAATGTCTTCTTGAGAATCCATCTTTTCTCTTACAAGTTCTTGACGCTCCTGTTCTTTCTTTTGATCAAATAAGTGCTGTACAGCAAACTCTTCAGACTTACGTTGTATATCAGAAGCCTTAATATCAAGCTCTTTAGAACGAAGTTGGACAAGAGGATCTACTTCACCCTCTGGCGGTGGCATAAAGGCTGTCATAACTTCCTCTGTATATTGAGCAGTTAGCTCTGCAACCTTTGCCTCCACATCCATTTGAGGAGGTTGTTGTCCCATTTGCATCGCTTGTTCCATAACCATACGCATTTCCGCATCAGCTACACCACGAGCTTTAAAAGCAATGTGTTCACATATATGTGCTTGAAGCAGTCCGAAAACAGGAGGAGAGGCCGCAACAATAGGTGTTTTCATGAATATAATGTGAGCTGTTATATGAGCATCATGATCCTGTGTTGGAAAAGCTTGCAAAGTTTCTTGTATAATTGCCTTGGCATTTTCAATGGATGGATCCGTAGGCTGTTGAGGTTGAGGAGTTGGTAACAACGCCTCTATGTTATGAACTCCTATAGCCTCATAAATACGCCTGTAAGCCTCGTGAAGATTATGCATCTGAGGATTACTTTGAGCTAATTGTAATTGTGTTTGTGCTAACGCTAAACGTTGAGACATTGAAAAAATATTAGGATCTGAAACAGGTATAACATCCACTCGCTCATCAAAGTCTACCTGCTTAATCATCGTCTCTCCACCATAAACATTATATGGATACATAGGAGGAAGTGATTCTGCAAATACACGACCTAACATTTTAAATTCTTGTTTCTGAGCATAGTGAAGTCTTTTATGTATGGCTGACATCACCTTCGATCCGCGCTCCAAAAGAGCAACCGTTGTACCAACAGCGGCTGATTGATTTCCATCCCCAACCTGCATATCGGCAATGGCTGCAAATCTTCGACCTGCATCCACAACAAAACCCAGTAAACCCATTAACGTCTGACTAGGCTCCTTGTACGGTAACGGTAAGATACTTTCTCGTAAAGCACCACCGGGTACATCAATATCGCGAAACTCACCAGGAGACAAAGGCTCATCAGCGTCACGAATTCTAATACCACGAGCTTTAAAACCAGCGGGAAGATTAGCAAGTGTTCCAGCATCAATTAACTGCCTTAAAATAGAAGTTGCAGAACGACCTAATCCACCAATCATGTGCAAAAGGCCAAACCCATAAAAACCTAAACCTGGTAGAAACTTGTAATGTGCAAAGTATTGTATCTTTCGATAGTAGTCGTCACCCTCTCTCCAGTTTCTTCTAATAGATAAAATATTAGAACTGCCCTCATCAATAGTTACAATGTAAGGAAGTTTAATTCCTGTTTGTTCCCCATCAATAGGACTGGTATGTTCAAACCCAGGTAAATCAAGATCAGTGTGAACTTCAAGAATGGTGCAGTCTTGATCGTCAGCACCCGTCTTTTCAACACCCATTAACTTACGTTCTTTTTCTTTTAGTTCATCATCTGAATCATACGCGGTAAGTTCAATGTCTCTGTAAAATCCTGCAGCTTGAAACTTACGAACATCATTTGTATTCATTCGAATTACATGAGTAATACGAGAAGCAGAATTTAAATCTGTGGCACTGTACGGAACAAGAAGATCATCCGCAGGGACAAACCGAGATACAGCTCGATCTAAAATATCATCGAAATATATTTTTTTAAAAGCACTTCCGGCCAAAGGTAAATAAAATAGTAAGCGATCCATCTCAGGATCATATTCATCCATAACATGTGTTATTTGATAATTCATAAATTCCTGAACACGTTGAGCTTGCATCTCAACTTCAGGTGTTGCTGCACCAACAACCTGAGTTCGAACAGGACCAGAACTAGGAAGAAGTTCTCTATAGGCTTGCGCCTGAAACTGTGTAACAGCCTCTGCTATAATTGGATGAGTAACACCACTTGACCCTCGAAAAGGTTCCTCACGTGTTTCATATTTAATACCAAGAAGATCTAAACCATCCGTATAAGCATCTTCCCATTCCTGACGGCCACTTTTATCATCTTCATAATATCCAACCAGTTCTGAAGAAATATCCATCAGAACTCTTTCATCCATAATTTCAGCTAAATTAGCATCAGGCTCTGACTGAAGCTCTTCATTAACTATTTCACCAAAGTTCAAAAGAACAGATCCATCCTCTTCTTCCGTTACTTCTGTAGGATCCTCGATTTCTTCAACCTCTATTTCTTCTTCATCATCACCTAAAGGTATCCCTTGAGAAGGCATGGAGGTATCTATTAATGAAATAGGTTCATCAGCCATCATTTACTCACTTTCTTAAACTTTTCAAAAGTTCTAAGACCACCCAAACCGAGTAATCCCATCAGAATAGGCATCATTTCTCCAAGATCCATTTTCGGTAAATCAACTAAATACCCTGTCTGAGCTAAAATAAAACTTAAAATCGGAGTTATTACATACGCCCACGTCAAAGCAAATCCACATACCCAGCCGATAAATGGCCTCCACCCGGACACAAAAACAGATCTATGGGCAGCTTCCGTTTTGTTAATATCTAACTGAGCAAGATCAATCTTTGCAAGATGAGTTGCAAGCTGTTTCTCAAGATCCCGCTCTGCTTTCGCACGAGCCTCTTTATCTTCAGGCAAAAAACGTCCAACAACTTTAGTAACTGCTGGAAGTAGACTAGGTAATAATGCTTGTATCATGTGTAACCCCCTATCAAATGTTTCACGTGAAACATTTTACTTCTTTTTCTTATTTCCCTTAGTTAAATCCATTTTAATCCTGCCTTGGATGTCTGGAGTTGTGAATATGCTGTAAATGCCTAACCTGATCCTGTAGCACTTTTAGCTCTGCTTTCATAGTAGCAAGTTCCCTGTTTTTTATCTCTAAAGATTTTACACTATTGATCTCCTTTAAAACAGCTATTTGACTAGAAAAAACTGCACGCTGACTCTCAGCATCATCCAAACGAGTGTCAAAGTCAGCTTTGTAACGGTCAAAGTTTCTGTGGAATTGTTCGAGGTCCTTCATGACTTGACTGAGATTTGATTTCACAACCGCATATCCTCCTGCGATTGTAGCAAGCAACATCACACCTTGTATTGCGTGAGAAGCATTTAGTTCCATTATGAAGCTCCTTTTTCAGCGGCCCAGACCAAAAACCACCATAATGCTCCAAGCGCACCTACCACAACTACCGACTGCCAGACGTACATCCACACTTTTTGCCAAAACTCTCTCGACTCTTCTTTTTTGAGAGCTTCCTTTTCTTTTCTTTTTCTCGCTCGTTCTTTTTTGAGTTTTATTTTTTCTTCACGCTTCTCGATAATAAGGTCCCAGGTTTTTGTTTCGCCATAAGGAACTGGATATTTTCTGTTTATTTCATATTCAAGATCTTTCAGGGAAGCTTCCAACTGTTTCTGCTGGATCACCTCATTTGCAACGGTGGAGATGTCCGTATCTTTACCACCATCATGAGCTCTCTTTTCCAGAATGCCCTGATTTCTTTTAGCAACCGAATCCGTTGGCTTCTTAACGTTCTTTTCATGTGCCTCTTTGGCACTAAAGACAGAATCCAAAGACTTCGTAATCTCTGAAATATCTTTAGCACCCTTGACTAATAACTTCGTACCCGCAATAGCAGTAGCAATTGTCGCAGGGTCCATAACCGCCCTCTTCCAAATAATGTTTTATAGGTAACCTTTTTCTTTCAGAACAAAAGCCCCTACGCCTATAACAATACCCAACAAAACAACCAAAGAAGTGTTTGTCAGGACACCTATTCCAACAACTGAAACAGCAATGGCCGCATACGTTGAAGGCTCACGCATACGGTCCTCAATCCATTTTTTCATGAGAATCTCCTAATAATATTGTCTCGCTTGCAAACGAGCCATAGGTTCGTCTTCTTCTTCATCGCTGTCAAGTCGAAGAAACCCCCCTTTACGGTATCTAATAAGTGCCATGGACATACTATCACAAAAGTCATCATGTTCGCCATTGGGAAATGCAGCACACTCCTCGATGACTTCCTCCGAAAATTTTCTCTCTGGAGCCCACACCTTGCCAGACTCAAATATAGGCGCAACCATATGCATCCTCGTATGCTTATCACGACCCTTGGACGGTGTATAATTCACAACAGGTATACCCATAATCCTTAACTCGTCCGTGAGCGGTGTTCCACTGGCCTTGGCCTCAATCAATACCATGTCAGGCTCCCAGTAATCATACTCCTCCATCGCCTGGGATTTCAACTCAGGAAAATCCCAGCGTCCACGCTTCGCATCCATGAGAATTATGTTGTCAGGACCACCCTCCTCCGGCTGAAATATACCCCACGTGGTAATCGCAGAGTAATCAGCCGTCTCCTTCTTGCTAAAAGCAGTATCATAACTCTGCATAATATAACTAACAGGAGGTATGGACTCCTTCTCCCACTTGTTCCACCACTCCTTCTTTATAATCGCACCCTCTTCAGCCGTGGGATTCTGCTGCCACTGAGCGTTCCACTTGCCAACCGATAACGAAGCCTTGACCTTTAATAACTCATCCTTGTTCCAGAACTCCGGCCAAAGAACATTGTCACTCGGAAGTATGGCCGGAAACTCCACAACATCCCACTGATCCGACATCACATCATTCGCCTGAGACCGAATCAACTTACCCGTCAAATCCTTCAACGACCACCTCGTCATAACAACAACTATCGAACCACCCGGCTGTAACCGCTGACGAGGACCAGAAGTATACCACTCATACGCATTCTCTAACGCACTGTCCGATAAAGCATCCTGCTCCGAATGCGGATCATCAATAATCAGCAAATCCGCACCACGACCAGTAATCGCACCACCAACACCCGCAGCAAAATACTCACCACCCTGACCCGTCTCCCAACGACCAGCAGCCTTCGAATCCGCACGCAAATCAACATCAGGAAATATCTCACGGTATATATCAAGCTCCATAAGATTCCTTACCTTACGACCAAACCGAACCGCTAACTCCGCAGTGTGAGTCGTCTGAATAATCTTTAACTCTGGATTCTTGCCAATCAACCAAGCCGGTAAAAGATAACTCGCAAACTCAGACTTGGTATGCCTCGGAGGCATGTTGACAATGATCCGTGAACCAGGACTAACCGCCAGCTTCTCAAACTGCCTCGCTACCTGCTTATGATGAGTCCCCTCAATAAAACCATCATAAACATGCTTCACAAAAGCCATGAAATCATTCTGAGCAATATCCCGTACAGAAAGCTTGCGCTTGGCCTCTTCTAAAGCCAAAATCTCACGCATTATCTCATCAGAAGCATTTAACATTATTACGCTCAAGGTATAAAATAAACAACATAACAAAAACATACACAAAAAGGAAGATCATTAATGGGAGAAATAATAGATCTGGGACCACCGTCCAAGGGACCCGCAGAACTAACATGCGTCAACTGCTCTGGAAATACATTCTTCATATTCCCAGATTCCATCGTAACCTGTACCCAGTGCAACTACATCATGGAAATACAACAAAAACTCAGACTTGTAGACATCATTGATGGTCCATAAATGGTAAGTTGTACACCGACAACGGTGCAATGACAAATGTCCACGGTTATATGTTCAAAACACTACACTACTCTACGTCTCTAGCAAGGTGGCGGTCCGCCCGAATGGGGCGGGGTCGGTCGGCCTTCCCGTTAAAATTTGAGAAGGCCGTGGAACCTTATTTAGATTGTTTGCGAGTTGATAAGATATGCTTGGCTATTCCTAGCCTTTGGTTTTCTTCAAGCGTATTAAGCCAAGAATGCATGGACAATGCTTTGACTATTGCTTTCAATTCCCATGTTGGTCTTTTATCTAAATTCATTTACTTTCTCACTTTCTAAAAAGTGAGGGGACAATGTCCCCCCATGATTTAAGGTTTATTGAAATATTCCAAAGTCCTCATTGATACCCATGAATTGGAAGTCT